GTCTGTGCAAGAAGGCTTAATACCCTTCAGTGTAGCAAACTCATACCCTTGTTGTTTACGAACCGCAATGATGCCCGTTGTGTTTGATTCGATAAGGTCGCCAGTTTTAAACAAACGATATTGTGTTTTATCTGGAACAACTACACTATCAAATTCATCTACGTCAGTGTCGGTAAACAATTCTTTGACATTACTTGATACAGTTCCTAATTCAACATCATTAATTTTTTCGGTACCTGCAACTGTACGTAAACCGTCTCTGCCCAAGAATAAGATATCTCCGGCAAGTTCTTGGACAGTAAAACCGTTAAGACATCCGATATCTCTTGTAATTGGTTGAAGTACAAAGTCTGCAATTGTATTTCCTGTCAGCCTGTATATACGTTCTTCACCAAAAATAATTAATTCGTTACGAAACGGAAACAATGCAGTTATTTGACTGTCAATTCGAAGACTACCCGCACCATTAGCTACGCTAAAATCATTATCGGTAAAGGGTGCCGTAAATATAAGTTCTTCTTTATTGGCACTATGCCCTGCAAAAAACAACGCATCTTTAAATCCTGTTACAAACTTTGGATTGGCTGGTGCGCCTGTAGCATTAAGGTCTGTTACTGTTGTTCCATCATATTTTGTCGCATGGTTGGCACCGTCAGCCCAAACAATATGCTCAGTGCCATTCAAGTTGTAACGATGGTGTGTATACTTACCTGCGCTGGTTCGTCCTGTGTCAATTTCTGACCAGCTACCACTTGTGCCAGCTTCAAATACTTTTGTGCCACGTGCAGCTATTACTTTGTTATTACCATCAAAGAACGCAGCCATTAAAACTTTTTCAGTAGAGGATGATGTTTGTGGAACAATGTTACTGTTCCATTTAGTAAAGCCGTTAATACGCCTATATCCACCACTAACATCAGGCTCAAAGTTTTCTAGTTCAAGAGCCATTCCCGGTTGCATTTTAAACGTAGGCTGGTCAAGAACTAAACCACCTTCACACGCAAACACATAAGGGCTAAGTTGTGCTTCATCAGCCATGTGTTATGCTCCTGATGGGAAAATGGATACGCCGTACCTTTGTGAGTGCGGAAGATATGTTGACCGCACATAGCTGAAATCTCTGTTGATAAAGAGGCTCTGCATATGCTTAATGCCTTCTTCAAACCGGGCAAAGTTAATGCCATACTGCTGTGCCTCACCACGATACTGATAACCGTAGGCGGTTGCACCATCTACAATTACCTGACGAAACTGTTCAGGAATTGTGGGAGCATCTGTAGCAGCAGACAAAGCAGTCGGCTTTATATATGCGTCGTATTTTAATTCGTATGCTTTATCAGGATATGGAAACAACCCATAATTATTATCTGGTGTTCTAAATACGTAGATAGGCACACCTCCCACATCAGAAGTAGTTTCTTGGTCGATGTACTTATCCACATACTCTTTATATTCCATGACACGTAGGCTTACACCTGCTGTGCCAAGAGTGTCGTTTTTACTTATGCGGAATGTTTCATAGTCCACATTATATACAGTGGCACCTAGAGAGTAACGTGTGGTGCTAGCTACGAGAGTTTCGGTTTGCAATGCGTGGCTAAATGACCACCCGAACTCTCGTTGAAAAATATAGTTGATAGCGTCGTTCACAGCATTTTTACACTGCGTCTGAAATCCACGAGAAGCTGTAAAGTTAGAACTCGTCAATGCAACTTCATTGAAACGGGCCAACACTTCATTCGTAATATCAAGGTAATTATATGCCATCTGAAATCCTTAAAGATTAGGAGGGCGACTTCTGCCGCCCCCCATATTATTTAGGCAAGAGTGTCACGGTCTACTTCATTAGCAGTCATGTCACCCGTGTCATCCACGTTCATGCAGACGGCAAACATGCGGATTACGCCGCCTGTTGTCGTACCTGTCATGGCTTGAATTTCAATGTCGATAGTGTCAGCAGTGCCACCGATAAGAACAGGAGTTTGACCTGCCTTAAATCCATAGTCACCTACTGATGCTCCGTCAAAGTCAAAGCCATCAACAAAGTTGTCCAAGTCACCACCAGTGATACCAAAGTCAAAATCAGTGTCGGTTGAAGTACCCGTGTGTGCGGATGTCACTTCAAAACCGGCAGAGAGAATGAGGGTATTTGCTGGTACAGTCAGGCCCGGAATTACATCGTTAGCAGCGAGGGCTGTACCCTTATCGCTTGCTGCAGTTGCAAAATTCAGGTCTGCCTGAATCATGTATGGTTGACGCCCACGTGCGCCAACACCCCGTGCTACAGAGGTAGTATTATCACCAAGAGCCATAATTCAATCCCCCTTTAAGCCAAGCAGTATGCCGCAGTAGCGATTGCTTCAGGACGAAGAATCTTGCGACCATACAGGTGCATACCACGGACAATATCAGCGAAGCTGTCCGGGTCACGGTAGGTTTCAGTCTTGTTAATCTGCTCTGCAGTTGCAACAGCAGAAGAATGACCAGCCACGATGATACCCATGTTTGACGAGTTAACACCGCCGGTAGTTGCAGGGCCAGTACCCAGCGACGGCAGGTTGTTAGACGAGTAAACTTGGAAACCGTGAAGGTTATTGATTACAAGACCATTCTGGAGTCCAGAACCACCGAAGTCAGCGTTCAGAAGACGTGAATCCTCATCCTTCAAAACTTCAATGAAAACCGGGTCAAGAACGAGCCAACGTCCTTGGGTGTCAACATTTTGTTGGTCCATAAGACGTGACATACGTGCAATGATTTGCAGCGGGAATGCGTTACCGGCAGTACCGGACTTTGCCGCCGTTGCGCCACCTGCACGTGGTTCTACACCAATACAGCTATTAGCAGCACCAGCAGTGCCAGAAGTATTGGTAAAGTCAGATGCGTCTAATGACATAGAAGCCAGCAGTTCAGCACCTACAAGGTTGGAACCACTGGAAGCAGTGGACACAGCCTTTGCGCCATTAACGGTATCGTTAACAGTATCAGCAGCACCATGAATGGATGACTGCTTAAAGCCTGACAAGTAGCCAAGAACGTCTTGGTCAAACTGGTCAGCAAGGCGGTAAGCAGCACGGTCACTTGCCAGAGACTGGAAGTTTACGTGGCTGTGCGCCTCTTCAATGTCGTCAACCTTAAACGCAAAGTAGTTAGCTTTGTCGATTGTTAGATTGAAGTCTTCGTCGTCAAGGTCTTGCGGCGTGATTGTTGTACCACGTGCATATTCCTTAACTGTAATTTCGGGTTCCTTGATAATCTTAACGGAATCACCCATTTGTGCAATTTCACCAAAGTAGTCGTTATTGGTGATTGCCTCAACAATAGATGCCTTGCGGAAAGCAAGTTGCACCTGTTTGCTGTAAATGACGGGCGAAAAATTACCGTTAGGAAGATTACCATACCCGGCTGCGGTTGAAAAAGCCATGATGTTATCTCCTATTTAGGCATTTTAACAGATGCAAACTTACCAGACTAATCAGAGGCTGATTCACAATGGGTGCGTATTTTATTCAGTTGGCCGACCGAATATTCAACGGGCCATGCTCGTCAGGTAATCCATAAGACTGTATTGTTTGCAGATTGATGTAAGCAGGTAGCGAACCTACTTACACCTTTTATGACTATAGTTATACTAAAAAATAACTATTTGTCAACACTTTTTTCTTTCGGCACTTCAAGAAAGTTCATGTTCATGCTGAAAGACCTACGTTCACCTTTCGTATAGAATGGATACACGCAGTGAAACAATTGAGAAGGAAAGACATAAAAGTCTCCAACCTGTGGCTTTACAATAAAGTTTGTACAGGTGTATCCTGAAGCGGTACCACTAGCAAACTGAATGTGACCATTAGAAGGATGATGGTCTTTGTAGTCCTCTTCCCATTCCTCTTCAATACCTTCTGGTAATTTTAAGTAACCTACACACGATAGGCGAGAGCCTGTATGTATGTGAAGAGGATTGTATTCGTTTTCAAACTGGCGTACAAACCAACCTGAAACAATTTGTAGTCCGTAATTATAGTTGTCAATATCAAGAGGTTTTGCACCAAAAGAGTTTCTTAATTCAGTATATGCTTGATATTGTCCAACAAACTGCCCTAAACCTTCTTGGGCAATCTTTACTATTTCTTCGTCAAACGCTAATTCTTCAGATACTTTACCAACAAGATTGTCAGAGTAATCTTGGAGTTTGTCAGACATCTTACTGTTTAGTTTATCTACAAGTTCCTCTGGCATACGATAGTATCCCATTGTCGGACCAAACGGAGCAAACAATTCCATGTCTTTTTGGGGCTTGAATATTACACTCATCGTGCAGACCCCGAAATATCATAGACAAATTTACCACTGCGAATAGCTTCCATAATTTCATCTGACTTAGCCTCGTATTCTTGAGGCGACATTTTTTGTACTTCAGACTCTTTTATGTATGTAGACGTTTCATCTTCTTGCGGTTTACTACGACTATCTTTTGTAGGCACAGACTTGGCTGCGTCTTTGTCTGATTTAGGTTTCTTTTTGCCAATACCCATATCAGCTTTGTAGAGGTCAATTGCCCTAGCAGCAGAACGTGCGTCGTTGTCATTTTCATAAAGCGCATCTTGCACCCACTTTGGCTGAGCTTCTGCCCACTCGTGAAACTCTTCGCTATCACGAATATCATCAAAATCAGGATGTAATCGCATTAGTTCCGCTTCTGCTTTTTCTTTTGTTGCAGAATTTTGCATTTCATCAATTGCTTTTAGTTTTTCTTCAAGGGCAGTAGATTGCTCACGTGCCTTTTTCATAGCAATTGTTTCAACTATAGCTGCTACATCTGGATAATTTTTAGCCCACTGTTCAATGTCTTCATCAGACTTTGGCAGTTTCATTTCTTTTTTTGTAGCGTCTGCTAATTGACGTTTTAATTCTGCTAGTTCAGATTTAAAATCTTCTGCTTGTTTTTGTTGATGCCTACGTAAATCAGAATAACGCTTTTTAAATGTTTTTTCTTCAGCGTTTGTAGGTTCTTCCTCTTCTACTTCTTCTTTAATTTCTTCTACTTCACCACGTTGCTCTTTAAGCATCTGTTCTAGTTCAGCTTCTTCTTCTTTTCTTTTATCTGCATTGCTATATTTACGTGTCGCAAATGCAACTTTTTTTTCGGGTTGCATTTCTTCAGCCATGATTTCTGCAGTTTTTGCCATTTTATTTCTCCTAGTTGGGGCCACCGTAGCCACACTGTCGGGCGTGGGGGATGAGTAGCCAACATATTGTAGATTATTTTTTAGAAGCTAATCCACCACGCTTCATCTTTTTTTTGGCTTTGGGTTTTGGTGCTTCCATTAAACCGCCTTTGGCACGAAAGCCTCCTCTACCTGTTTCTCTGCCACCGTCACCGGAACTACCAAAGCCACCGCTGGGGCTACCGCCGCCACCGCCGCCGCCACCGAAGCCACCTCCTTGTCCTGCTGCAGCATCAGCTTGACGTTGATTATCTCTTGCAACTTCTGCACGTTGTTGTCTGTCAGATTCTTGCCTAGTTCTTGCCGCTTCTTGTCTGGCAGCATTTTCTCTGGCTTGACGAGCAGCTTCTCTTCTTGCTTCTTCTTCTGCTCTTTCAGCACGACTAGACTGCAAGTAATCACCAAAATCACGTCCTGTAACTTCTGACTCTCTTGCTTCTTCTAATTCTCTTTCTCTTTGTCTTTGTGCTGCTCTTCTTCGTTCTGCAGCAGTTAAAGTTTGTGGAGCCATACCAGAACCCGGACCTGCTGTATCTGCAAAATCTTCACCTACAGTCTCAACTTCTCTGCCTCTTTCTCGTTCTGAAGATACTAGTGCGTCTTCTCTAGCTTGTGATAAATTTTGCAGTTCTGTTATTTTTCTTTGAGCATTAGGTGAGTTTGCTCCATATGTTTGTATAACATCTTTTAATTCATTATAATTCATTCCGTCAACAACGAACTCTGTATCTCCACGTTTAAAATTTACTGTAACATCTCCTGCTATTTTTTCTGGTATCTTTCCACCAAAAGCTAACCCTGAAATAATACTGCTTCTATTTTTAAGACCACTTAAAATTCCACCTTCTCCTACATCAAAAGATACACCATAAATATTTCCTTGAACACCTAAACGTCCACCACCCGGACCATACATTTCTTCTTCACGGCGTTGACGTGCTTCTTCTCTTGATTGACTATCTGCATCTTCCATACGAACACTAGTAGTTTCTGGGGTAGCAGGTGCAGTTGTTACCTCTTCTGTTTGCGTAGCTTCAGGGTCTACATATGTGTATCCCTCTGGAATAGGATATATAGGTTCGCCATTAATAAATGGAATATAAAGAGACTCACCACTTGCATTGCGATATTCGCGTGTTTCAGACATACCTCCAACAGTCGGCATCATTTCATCAAATGTAAAAGTTGGTTTTGGTTCACCTGTCGGCTGACCGGGGCCAAATATAGGTGTAACTGGAGTTTGTTGTGCAAAAACTGGTTGCTGACTATAAGGGAAAGCTACTGGTTGTTGAAATTGTGAAGGAACAAAAAATACATTTTGACCGGCTGGTTGTTGCACTACTCCATAAGGTTGTTGTTGTTGTTGCGGTACAAATCCACCAACTTGCATTTCCATAGGTTCTTCTGCAATGTCTAAGTCTTCAAGACCAAAAGGAACGTCGTCTGGAAGAATAGCTTCTTCTGAGTTACCCATCTGTCCCATTGCTTCCATACGAGCAAGACCTAATTTTGCTTCATCGCGTAGTGCCATCATTTTATCAAGACCATGATAACGCACCACATCTGCTGGCATAACAAACTCGCCTTCACTAAGCTGTGCTGGAATGTCATCACGAACTTCTTTTTGCAAAGAACCTACAGGCACATCATTACCGGATACAGGGTCTTTAGTACCGCCTTCATCAAGAAGACCACCTTCATCAAAAAGTTCCATTTGTTTTTCAAGAGCCATTAACTTCATCCCTTAATGTTTTAAGTTTGCGCAATGATGCAATTGCTCCTTGTGACCTGTACATCATTACATTATCATCTGCTTGTTCTAGTGCTTTCTGCTGCATTTCAATTACAGCATCAATGTAATCACTGAACGCTTGCCACTGGCGGTTGTTGTTGACCCACGGCTTGAGTTTGCTGAGTATTTGCTGGTTGTTCATTTCCACTAAATCCTTGTTCACCCGGCTGCGGCACAATGCCTACACCCATGTTTGCGCCACCCGCGCCTGTTGGGTCCATAGCGTCTGCACCTGCCGGTGCTGGCTGACCCTCTACAGGGGCTTGGAACTGTTTCATTAGTTCTGCTTGCAGGGCGGCTTCATTCATATTGTTGGTTACTTTGTCGGGGTCAAGGTCCATTGACTTTGCTATTTCACGAATAATATATTGAAACTTTGCAAATGGGGCTAAAGTAGGATTACTTGCTACTTGCATAAACTGCATTAGCCTTTGACTACGCACTTCATTTGCCATTAGGCTTTCAGTGCCACGTGCTTTTACTTCAAGGTCGCCTTTGATTGACGGGTCAAAGTCAAACTGCATATTAAATCGAAAAAAACCTTCACCAAGAGGACGCAGCATATAATCATCTACGTTTTTAATAACGGTTTTAATGCTTCCAGCAGCAGCACCCATCAACATAGAAATACCACTGGCAGTACGACCTACACCTTGCACACCTGTTTGTCCATGTGCAAACGATGGAAAACCCGTGCTTTCATCAGCTAATACACGAGCCTTGTCAAACAACATCATATTTTCAGATGATACATTTGGAAACTTTGTTCCAAAAATAGCTTGACCCGGTGCGCCGCCCTGACGGCGAAATACCTTGCCCGGATACAACGACAGGTCTTGTCCCGGCACTAGATTGGTTTCGTCTACTTCTACAATTAAATTGCCTGACAGCACAGCGTTGTCTACTGCCATACGCATAAAGCCGTTCATCAGCGTTTGAGTATCATCCATATTTTCTGCAATGCCCACGCCAAAAAAGCTATATGGGTTCAGTTCATAAGGCGCAGCTACATATGGAATTTTTGCTGGCTTAAATGGATTAAGAACCATACGTAAAAGTTTGCCATTACAAATCCAGATGTTTGCTTGTAGTTCGTCAAAGTCATTTAGTTCTTCAGGAATTTCTACATTGTTTTCTTTAAACATATCAATGTCAACCATTCCCCAGTATTCAAGAACTTCAAAACGGTCAATACCATGTTCTGGCGCATAATCAGATAAATCATCTTCCCAGTATTTTTTATCGTAGTTTTCACCTAAAGAAATTGCTTCATCAATAACTTGACTACGAAAATATGGGCGTTTCTTTAGATTACGCAATTGTGTGCGAGACATTTTGTGACGCTCAAGAGCAAACTGTGCTTCATCCATATTGTTTGCATCTGGGTCAGGATAAAAATTCCAAACTGATACATGATTTACTTGTGGCACTGTTTTAAACATAGGGTCATATTCGCCATCATCATTCCAGTTTGGATATTCTTTATCCGTAGCAAACGGCCCTTTCATAATACCTGTACCAAACAA